GATCCAGATCAATTGTAAGCGCGGTGCAATTGGCCCATTTCGGGCCGCCATAGGAGGATGAAGGCCAATTGCTTGACCGGCGGAAGGTTGCCTCGGCCCGCGCCAGCAATTTGCGCGCGCTAAGGTAATCGGCCCATGCCTCGCGGTAGACCACGCTGCGCGAGCTCGTGTCGCATAGATTCGCGCCGATCAATCGGCGGCCCGGATAACAGTGCCGAAGTTCACCGAGACAGCATCCGGCTGCCGCGCGCAGTAATGTGGCGATTGCCGCGCCGAATGCCGCCGCGCCTTGCGGAGTCTGCGGCAAGGCTAGCCCATGATGGACCGCGAAAACCGCGCCGCGCATTGCGCCCTTGCGTTCGTCTTCGTCGGAGCCGGTTTCGACTGCCAATTGCCGCGCGAAACCGTCGGCGATGGATTCGAAATGGATTGTTGGGGCGGCATCAGCATTGGCCCGCAGAGTCGCGCCAATGCGCGGCGCGTCAGGCGTAAAGATAATCGGCAGCTGATGCAAAACACAATGGACGGCGGCATGGCATACCATTGTGCCGCCCGGTACGTGCGCCACATCTCCCGGCTGCGCGTTTGCCGCCGTTTGTTCCCATGCCAGCAAATCATCCGTTGGCGTTAAGACGCGCGCGGTGATTACATCGCGTGGTATCCACGCGTCGCGGGCGATTGCCGCCGCTGGCCCGTCGCGGACTTGCACAAAGCTCGGAAAGCTATAGCCAGCGGGGCGGACACTTTCGAGGTAAGGCGTGCCAGTGATGCCGGGCGCATTGGGCGGGTATGTCAAGGCCGCCAGCGGCAGGATCAGCGCGCCGGCCTTGCCGCCGGTCGCGCCATCGTGGCCTTTGCCGATCACAATTTGCGAGGGCGTAGTGATGGCGGAATAGTCCGCGCGTACAAACGGCATCGCAAGAACCTCGCCCTCGGGATCAAGCGCCAAGGTTGCACGCACGAGATCCCGCAGACTGGCCGCGGTTTCAACGGGGCGCGAGTCCAGGAACCCATGCCGAGGGCGGCGCGGACAAGGCCGCGCGAATGTTGGATGAAAAGCAAGACTCGCCGGGACTTGTTCCGGGGCTTGGTAAAGCTTAAAGCCAGGCGTTTCGAATCCTCGCGCCGATAGATAGAACAAGCCCGCTGCTTTTTGCGTACGGGGCTGCAGTTCGCCAGTCATGGTTGCATCGCTCCGAGTAAAAGGGCACATCGCCCCGCTTGCACTCTCGCGAGAGAGAGCGCAAACAGAGTCCGCGCTAGAATCCGCCGCCACGCTGCGCGTCTTCGAGATCAATGGCCGCCGCCGCGATGGCGCGGCGGATGCGTGCTTTGATTGTGTGAATCAGTTTCGTGAGCATGAGATCCTCCCAAACGGAATTGCTAGGATAGCATCACGGCGCGGTAGTTGCAACCTTATTTTCGCTAGCGCGGCGGGGCGAGCACCTAAACCTGTTGACAAATCCACACCAATCTGGTATACTTGAATAGTGGGCACTCACTTTGCGCGATTCCGCCAGTGGATGCCCGGCCCTTTCTAGTCCGCGCCGCCCGGCTGCAGTCCGTTTCGGTAGTTAGTAACCACTAACTCGATTCGCCCCGCCGACCGTCGGCTGCTACCAGGATGCTACCAGCGCGGCCACCTTCCAAGATTCCTGTAGCAAAAACAAGGACTTAGCCTAGCTCGCTAGGTGATTGCGCCTTACATCCGCCTCGGAAAAACCGGGATTTCGAGAACCTGGAATCCGTTCCGCAGCGCAGCATTTCCGGTCAGGCTCAAGCTCCTAACCCCTTGATTCCGCAAGGCTTTGCGCGATGCTGCGATGCAGCATGTTGATTCCTCGACGCTGTCGAGTTCTCGCCAGGTGGGGGGCCGGGGGTGCAGCCGGCGCCTTTAAGCTGCGGCACCCGCTCTCACTGATGAAACGAAAACCTCAAGGCAAAACATGGAGTTAGCGGCGGAGAGCGGCGACACTGTCGGAACGAAGCAGTGCCGGAAGTGCGGGGAGACCTTCCCCATGACCCCGGAGTTCTGGTACTACGCCAAGGGCCGGTTGATTCCGCCCTGCAAGAGCTGCCAGAAAGCGGCGGACAAGGCCCGGCGTGCGGCCGCCCGAGCCCCGGCGAAGGTCGGCGAGGCCGGGCTGACCAACCTTCCGGCTCCGAGCATGGACAAAGCCATCCGGCGGGCCGGCGAGGCCGACGCGGCCGAAGTGTTCCAGACCGGAGCGGCGATTCTCAAGCGGCACGTCGCGGGCGTGCTGGCGCGGCTGGTGAAGTACGCAGCCGACCCCAAGAGCCCGCACCATTGGGATTCAATCAAGCTGTTGGCCGAACGCGGACTACCCGTGCGGGCGTACAGCGTGATCGGCGGCGATCAGGCGACCGGCAAGGGCGCCGGCGCGGGGCCGAATATCCAGATCAACATTTTGCCGGCGCAGACGCCGGCGGGGCCAGTGGTGGAAGTGCAGGCCATCCCCGAGCAACCGGATTCATAAGGAGCGAGCGATGGGAAAGCATATTCTCGAATCGACGTCGTCCGTCGCGTACAACACGCCCCTCGAATCGGGCTCAACGGTCGTATACACCACGCACTACGACTCGTCGCCGCAGCCCTGGCCGAAACCGCAGGCCAGTGAGTTCGCCATCGGCGCGTGGCTTGGCCTCGGCCTGGGTGTGTGCGTGGGTGTGTTCATCGCCGTCGTGGTCGCCGCCATTAGGACGATCACATGATCCAGCATCCGACAACGGCGGACAGTCCCGACCTGAAAGTCCCGGCGACAGCCGACCCGTGGCGGCACCGTGCCGCGCACATGCGCTGCTCGTCCTGCATGTGGTTCGTCGTGAAAGCAGGGAACATCGGCCGGTGCCGGCGCCATGCGCCGACGCTTGGCGGGTATCCCGTTGTGACGTTCGAAGATTGGTGCGGGGATCACAAGCTGGACGAGCGCCCGGCGACCTGACCCGTGGCGAAAAGCGTCCAGCTAGACCTGCGGCTACACCCGGCGCAGATCGAGGTTTTCAACAACCCGGCCCGGTTCCGCGTCGTCGCGGCGGGGCGGCGGTTCGGCAAGAGCCACAACGCAATGGTCGAAGCCATCTGCGCGGCGCTGGACCCACGGAACGACCGGAAGAAGGCGGTATTCATCATCGCCCCCGTGTTCCCGCAGGCGAAGCAGATTTACTGGCGCGCGCTGTTGCAGATGGCCTACCCGGTCATCAAGCACGTCAACACGAACGAGGGCATCGTCACCGTCACGAACGACGTGCCCATTTACATCAAGGGCGCGGACCGGCCCGACTCCCTACGCGGGGTCGGCCTGTACTTCGCGGTGCTGGACGAGTTCGCCACCATGAAGCCGCAGGTGTGGGAGGAGATCGTCCGACCCGCGCTCGCGGACGTGACCGGCCGGGCGCTGTTCATCGGCACCCCGGCGGGCCGCAACCATTTTTACACGCTGTTCCAGCTCGGGCTGGAGGGCGGCGACCCGGAATGGAAGTCGTTCCATTTCCCGAGCACGGCGAACCAGTTCCTGCCCCCGGGCGCAGTGGACGCGGCGCGGCGCACGATGTCGAGTTCCAGCTTCCGGCAGGAGTTCCTGGCGAGCTTCGAAACCGGCGGCGCCGAGAACTTCAAGCGCGAGTGGTTCAGGTACGACGAGATCGAGCCGAAGGAAGGCGAGTGGTACGTCGCCGTGGACTTGGCGGGCTTCGCCGACGAAACGAACACCGCGCGCAGTGTCCTGGCGAAGCGCGACCAGACGGCGATTTCCGTCGTCAAGGTGCTGCCGAGCGGCAAGTGGTGGGTCAAGGACGTGATCCTCGGCCGGTGGGGCATCAAGGAAACCGCGCGCCGGATCATCGACGCCGTGCAGAGCGCGCAGCCGGTGGCGTGGGGCATTGAGAAGGGATCGCTCTACAACGCGGTCGTGCCCGATCTGGTCGCTCTCGGAGCCGAGCGCAACATGGCGGTCCGCCCCGTGGCGCTGTCGCACGACAACAAGAGCAAGACCGACAGGATCATGTGGGCGCTCCAGGGCCGCCTAGAGCACGGCAACGTCGTGTTCCGGCCGGCGCCGTGGAACGCGGAGATCGAGGATCAGCTTTTGCACTTCCCGTCGCGGATGGTGCCGGACGACGGCATCGAGTCGCTGGCGTACATCAATCAACTGGCCGGGCCGTACTCGTTCACGGGGTACGACCCGAACAACGACACACCCTACTGGCAGCCGGCGGATGCGGCGGTCGGCTTCTGAGGCACTGAATGGCTAAACCCAACCTGACGACTCGGCCCGCCAAGATCCTCGAAGACCCGGATCAGGCCGGCGCATCGTCCGAGGAGTCGAAAGACGCCCTCGCGAGCCTCGTCGCGTGGGTGACGGCGCACACGAGCGCGTGGCGCGACCACCGTCGCAGCAACTACGACTCGAAATGGGACGAGTACGAGCGCCAATGGCGCGGCATCTGGAGCGCCCAAGACAAGAATCGCGTGTCCGAGCGGTCCAAGATCGTGTCGCCGGCGCTGTCCGAGGCCGTCGAGAACGGAATCTCGGAGATCGAGGAGGCGGTTTTCGGCCGCGGCGACTTCTTCGACCTCCGCGCCGAGCAGGCGGACGCCCCGGACCTCGCCGCCGCGCTGGAAAAGAACAAGGTGCGCTTCAAGGAAGACCTTGAGCGCAGCGATTTCGTGGCGAACACGAGCGAGGCGCTGGTCAATTCCGGCGTTTTCGGCACCGGCATCGGGGAATTGGTGCTGGAAGAGCGCAAGCACCGGGAAATCGTGCCCGAATTCGGGAAAGATGGTAAGGCGACCGCGGCCGTTCAGGAGAACGAGACCACATACGTCTGCCTAAAGAGCGTCAACCCGCGCAATTTCCTCATTGACCCGAACGCCCGCACCATCGACGACGCCCTCGGGGTCGCCATCGAGGAGCGGATCGGGCTGCACATCATCCGGCAGGGCATCGAGAGCGGCGATTACCGCGATGTCAAGGTCGAGGCGGACAGTTCCGACTCGGAATTGCCCGCCGACAAGCAAGTCATCACCGACTACGCCCGCGACGCGGCCACTGTGCTGCGCTATTACGGGCTCGTGCCGCGGAATCTGCTGTTTCCGCCCGAGCAAGTCGAAGAATTGTTCCCCGGCGAGGAGAAATCCGGCCCCGAGGAGGCTGACGAGAGCGATATGGTCGAGGCCATCGTCGTTATCGCCTCCGGGATGTGCCTGAAGGCCGTCGAATCGCCCTATCTCATGCAGGATCGGCCCGTCGTGGCCTTCCCGTGGGACGTTGTGCCGGGCCGCTTTTGGGGCCGAGGCATTTGCGAGAAGGGAAGCGTGCCGGCGAAGCTGCTGGACGCCGAATTGCGCTCGCGCATCGACGCGCTAGCGTTCTCCAGCGCCCCGATGATCGCAATGGACGCCGCCCGGCTGCCGCGTGGCTTCAAATTGGAGGTCATGCCCGGGAAAACGATCCCGACGGCGGGCGATCCGAGCCAAGTCCTCAAGCCGTTCACGTTCGGGCAGCTCGATCAGAATACTTGGCAGCAAGCGGCCTCGCTCGACCAGATGGTGCAGCGGGCTACCGGCTCGCTCGACGGCATTTCGCTCGCGCAACGCGGCGCCGGCGGCGAAGCGCGCTCCGGTGCGGTGTCGATGGCGATGTCAGGCGTCGCCAAGCGGCAGAAGCGCACCATGATGAACTTCACGGACCGCTTTTTCATCCCGGCGCTCCGCAAGATGCTGTGGCGCTACATGCAGTTCGCGCCCGAGCGGTACATCCCGCTCAATTCCTCGTTCGTGGCGACTTCCACGACCGGGATCATGCAGCGCGAGTACGAGACACAGCAGTTGACGCAACTTTTGAACACGATGCAGCCCGGATCGCGCGAATACAAGATTCTGCTGATGGGCGTGATCGCCCACACCGGCCTGAACTCGCGGCAGCGCCTCCTGGAGATGCTGGAGCAGAGTATCCGGCAAGAGGAGCAGATGGCGAAGATGGCGCAGCAGGCGCAGATGATCGGCCAGCCCGGCGCGGACACGCCCGAGGCGCAAATGCTCCAACAGCTCGCCCCGCAGCTCACCGTAATGAAGGCGCAGTTGGAGCTGGCGAAGCTGGAAGCCGAAACGGCCGAATTGCAGGCGCAGGCGATGCTCAATCGGGCCAAGGCGCGGCAGGCGATGCTCCAGCCCGACATCGAGGCGCGCGAAGTGGCGCTGAAGGGCGTCTACAACACGCCCGAGGATCAGATGCAGGCCGAGTTCGACCGCCGGATGGCGATTGCCGATCAGATAACGAAGCAGGCCGACATCGAATCGAACGAGCGCATCGCGCAAGTGCAGGCCGCGGCCTCCGTCGAGCGCGAGCGCGTCAAGGCGGCCGGGAACGTCGCGTCGTCGAAGATCGGCGCCACGCCGCAGCCCGTCCCGGTGCCGGTTCCGGTGCCCGTGCGGCCGCCGTTCATGTAATCCAACGGGGGAGAGTGGGTCGCTTCGCTCCCGGCCCTCCGCACCGCTCGGTGCGGCCCCCACCTAACCGAGAACCCGGAGCGAGGAGCGAGGCATGGCCGATTTCTTGAAAGACCCGCAGTTGCAGGCGCACTACGACACGATGTTCGAGATGTTCGCCTCGAAAGGATGGGCGCTGTTGCTGGAGCAGGTCCGTGACTTGCACGAATCCTACGGCGACATCACGCACATCGCCACGGCGGAGCACCTGCACCATAACCGCGGTCGGCTCGACATCCTGAATTGGATCACGGGCATGAAAGCGGCGCACGAGGCGGCATATGAGGCGCTGCTGGAGCAGGAGGGCGCATGAGCATTCGCGTGTTCGACTTCCGCTGCGCGCAAGGCCACGTCGTCGAGCAGTTCGTGGACGCGGACTGCTGGAGCGTGGAATGCCCGACATGCCGCGAGCCCGCGATGCGGATGATCGCAGCCCCGCGGGCGAAACTGGAC